GGAAATATTATTTCCAACAGAAGAAGACGTACAGGAGAGTAAATAAATAATACATTACTATGAATAAATCAGTTTCAAAAATCCCATGTACTATAAATAATTTCTTTAAGTACTGGCTACTATTCACAGCACCTATACACAGGTTACCAGCTAAAGACTTAGAGATTCTATCTTATATACTTAAAAAGAGATACGAACTGAGTAAGATAGTAGTAGACGATGCTAAAGTAGATACATTTTTATTCTCTACAGAGATACGGGATGAAATAATAGAGGAACACGGGATAACTAAGAATTCATTACAAGTAACATTATCACATCTTAGAAAGGCAGGGATATTGGAGTCGGGCGATAAAATTAATAAGCGGCTTATTCCCAACCTTTCTAAAGATTCTAATAGGTTTGATTTAATGCTGCTATTTGATATACAAGAAGATGTTACAGAAAAGGATTAAAGAATTAGTACTAGCTACTGCTAAAGAGCTAGATATACCTTCTAAGGATGCTATGATGGCATATAGAAGATATTGATTGTGAATCAAAGAGACAATAGAGGATATGCCCTTAGAGGATACCCCTAAAGAAGAATTTAATGAACTAAGGACGTCAATTAATGTTCCTAATATAGGAAAGTTTTATACCTCATATGATAGGGTACAAAGAATAAATAAATCAAAAGAAATAATTAATGAAAGAGCTAAGAATAAAATCAGGAAGACCACTACTTAATCATGTACTGTTAACAGCAGATAAATACTCTGCAGAAGAGTTGGCAGCTATGCATGGAGGTATTATCCCCACAGGGCTTGTGGACCAGTTAAAACCGTACCAAAAGATAATAGCAATATCCCCCAGACTTAAAGAAGTGCCTTTTAAAATAGGAGATTTAGTACTAATTAATATTGAACGGTATGGAACTTCTATCCAAAAAAAGAATTCTTTAAAAGAGTCTATGGATGAATACTATGATAAACAGATAGTTTACTCAGTACCTTCTTTAATGATTGATGGTAAGGAGTGTTTAAAACTAGGAGATAATGATATTGAATTCATTATAGATGAATATGAAGAAGTAGTCCCTGAGAAGAAATCTAAGATTGTTACTCCTACTAAGAGTAAAATTATACAATAATAAGCAAATAGTATAAAAGCCCTTAGATTATCATAAATTTAGGGGCTTTTTATATACATATAATATATGAATTTAGTAAAATGAGATAATCGTAGGATTGTGATAGCTCCTGAGGTTTACGCTATTAAAGCATTTAGGGATATATGAGATAAAGATAAGTCTAAGGATAAAGGAAATGCTATTTTAGAATTAGGGGCTCTTTATTTTATGTATGACCCTAGGAGTGATTATCAATACGAAACAGATGAGGAAGTACGTATGAATGTAATAAAGGAACATACAGGCATGAAAGCATCTTGGGAACCTACTAAGGAATTCACAGATGCTATTCCTGTATATAAATACCTTACTCATACTACTTCAGCTTCTATATTAGAGGGAAATAGAGTAGCTGTAAAGTCCATTAGGGAGGTTATTGAAAAACCTATGGATGATTTAGAATTAGATGATGTAGAAAAACTTGCATATGTTGAAAGACTTGCTAAAACAGTTACAATAGCCAATAAGTTAGCAGAAGATATAGCCAAAGCAGAGAAAGAGATTTATAAAGAAGTGGATGAACACTCCATTAAAATGCGAGGTAAAATAGCACAGACTATTGGTGATGGGGGCGTAGGTAGTTTATTTCAAGAGTAGCAATTATGGAAGAGCTTAATAATATTATAAGTATATACAATAAGATATATGGTACTACAATAGTTCCTGTATACTCTTATAAATCAGCCACTACCTTTTCTCCTATGGTGCTTGTACATACTATTAATATTTATAATAAGCAACTAGAAGTAATAAAGGTCTTTGAGAAAGTATCTAATGAGGATAAACAACAGTGTTTTAATGTATTAAAGAATGAGGTTATAGAGTACCTACTTAGAAATGGAAGAGAATAAAATATTACTGCAAACTAATAAGTATCAAACTTCTATCACTGAAGAGTATATAAAAGATATACCTCAAGAGGTGATGGAAGAATTTTGGGACTATATAAATAATGTTCCATTCATACAAAGGTTGATATCCCCAGAGCGTAAAAGGGCAAAAGATTTAGATAGGGATGAAGATGGAAGGATAATCATAGACTTATCTAATCCACATATTCTTGAAGATATGGACTATTTTAGAGAAACAGCTATCCATTTTCAAAAGCACGGGGAGTTTACTAAGCTAAGAGTAAATACTCACCCTCATTCAGAATACATGAAGTGGTTTAAGAACGAAATATGAAGATGTTGGTATGGTATGGTTAGGCCAGGGGATGGAGAATGAATCACAGGAGACTTATACTTCTACCTTAATTACTTCCCCATTATACAAACAAAGATTATAGAGAAGGGCAAAGCTCGTTATGGTGAACGTGTAGTGGATTTACCAGAAGTATGAGAAGGGGTTTACTGAAGATACCATTATTGAGAGCAGGCTAAAAAGGGGGGTATGTATAATGATTTTAGGGGTAACCAACATGCAGTAGAAGTAGCTAGACGTGGTGCAAGTAAATCGTACTCAGTTGGGGCTAAGGGAGTCAAGAACTTTATTCTTGGAATAGATAAGGATACTACTAAGAAGGTAAAGTCTTTATTTACAGCATATAACAAAGAGTATTTAGTAAAAGATGGTACTTTAAATAAGGTACTAGATGGCATTAACTTTCTCTCTGAACATACCGAATTCCCTTCAAGAAAGCTCAAGGATTCTCTTTCTGACATGCAGTGGATTTTAGGATGAGCAGATGAGCAGAATAAAGTTAGGGGCTCTCAAAATGAGATGCTCGGCTTGTCTATCTCAGACTCTCCAGATAAAATACGGGGAAAACGCTCTAACGTAGTATTTTACGAAGAATTCGCAGTTTTTCCCAAGTTCCTAGATACATGGCAGATTGGGTTACCCAACGTACAAGAGGGTAATATTGCTTTTGGACAGAACATTGCTATTGCTACTGGAGGTAGTGAGGGAGCAGATTTTATGGGAGCTTTAGAGATGTTACAGTATCCAAAGGGGTATAATGTATACTCTCTTCCTAATATATATGATAAAGGCTCTGAAGGGAATAAGGACACTATATTTTTCTTTCCAGGATATATTAATATTAAAGGGTTCTACAATAAGGATGGAGTATCTGATGTAACAGGCGCTATGATAGATGAGCTTAAATACAGATACGTACTTAAATATAACTCTTCTGACCCTGTACAGCTTACTCGTAGGCGGGCAGAGACTGCATTTACTATCAAGGATGCTATTATGCAAACAGGTAGTACTATTTATCCTGTATCAGATTTAAATGATAGGGTATCTTATTTAGATAACAATCCTTCTGAATTACAAAGTATGCATTCTGGCAAGCTCTCTATTAAGGGAGGAAAGGTAGTATGGGAATTAGACCCTAATTTAAAACCAATTCTTAATTACCCACATAAGGATAACAAATTAAATGGGTGTGTATATATTAAAGTACATCCTATAAAAGATTCTTCAGGACAAGTGCCTCATGGAAGGTATATTTCAGGAGCAGATACCATTGAGACAGATGGGGCAGAGACCTTATCCCTATTTTCAGGATTTATACTTGATTTATGAACAGATGATATAGTAGCAGAATACACTGGTAGAGAGGATTTTACAGATGATTCCTTTGAAATATATAGAAGATTGTTACTTTACTATAACGCTGTTGGTAATTATGAGAGTAATAAGAAAGGACTATTTAGTCACTTCTCCACACATAATTCATTGCACCTATTATCAGATACATTAGATTATCTTAAAGATAAAGACCCTTCACGTAATAGATATGGTAATTCAAGTAAGGGTACTATCTCTTCTGCTCCTGTAAAAGGTAGGGGAAGAATACTAATCAGGGATTTCCTTTTAAAGCCCTATACACATACAAAGATTGATATAGTAGAAGGTAAAGAAGAAGAGGTAGAAGTAACAGAGCCCTCTCTTAATAGAATTAAATTTAGAGCACTCTTACAAGAACTTGCTTCTCATAACATGGATGGTAACTTTGATAGGCATGATGCTTTTATTCAGCTAATGCTTCTTCGCGAGGATAGATTGCGGTTACTAGGGGATGATACTTTCGAGAATAGATACAATGATAATTCAAGGGATTATTTAGGAGATGATGACTTCTTTACTACCAATTTTAAAGAAAATGATGGGGATAAGCTTCAAAAACAGTTGAGGCAAATGGGTATAGCCTAGTACATTAGTTATGTAGGCTTTGGTAGTATAGTTAACGATAGTGTAATACTATTGTCTCTAACAATAAATAGTAGTATTTTTGTAACTTAAAGTATAGTATATAATATGAAGAATTTTAATGGATTGCCCTCTCAGAAGCTTTCATGGCGTAGTAAGACTAAGTCATGGAGACAGAAGCATGTAGATTGGGCAGAGAATCATATATGAAGCTTGGATTCGGGGGTACGAAAGTCTCTGAAGAATAAGATTATAAATTATAATCTAGTTAATGGTAAACTAGACATAAAGGATTTTGCAATGATTCTTAATCCTAACAATCAAATTGCTTCTTATATACCTGATAAAATACAACACTATCCTATAATTAATTCCAAACTGAACATACTGGCAGGAGAGGAAGGCTCTAGACGTTTTGATTATAAGTTAGTTGTGACTAACCCTGACCAAATCTCTGAGATTGAAAAGAATAAAAAGCAGGCTTGAATGCAAGACCTTTCTATGTGGGCTACACAAGAGTCGGAATCAGAAGAAGACGCTACTAGGGATTTAGAGAAGATAGAGAAGTACAATAAGTATGAATGGCAAGATATTAGAGAAATTAAAGGTAATGCCCTTTTAGAACATTATAAGAAGGAGCTTTCTATCCCTTCTATATTTAATAAGGGCTTTTTTAATGCTCTATGGTCAGGAGAAGAAGTATACCAATGTGATATAGTTGGTGGGGAGCCTACATTTGAGATGGTTAACCCTAACAAGCTTATAGTACTCAGAAGTGGGTCATCTTCTAAGATTGAGGATGCAGATATGCTAGTATTATGGGACTTTAAATCTCCTGGGCAAATCATTGATACATACTATGACGTACTTACTAATAAAGATATTGAATATATTGATAGGCTGCCATGAACATCCTCTACAGATGGTATGGATAACGAAGACCCATCAGCAGGCTATTCCTTCAGGGATATTGCAGGAGCTTCCTATGGAGAAGGCGTAATGATTGAAGGGGACCCATTAGGAGTAGAGACATTATTTAGTAATAGTATTTCAGATGGGTTTGGCAATATACGAGTAATAAAAGTACTTTGGAAATCCTTTAAAAAGATTCTTAAAGTAAAATCATATAATTTTGAAACTGGGGAAGAAGAATATAACTTTTATCCAGAGACATATATTCCTAATAAAGAATTAGGGGAAGAGGCCACACCTCTTTGAATTAATGAAGCATGAGAAGCAACTAAGATAGGTAAAATATATGTGAATATGCGTCCTAGAGTTGTGCAATACAATAGACTTTCTAACCCCTCAAGATGCCATTTTGGCATTATAGGCTCCGTGTACAGTACCAATGATGGAAAGCCGTTTACTTTAGTAGACATAGCAAAACCATACAATTATTTATATAATGTAGTACACGACAGGCTTAATAAAAATTTGGCATCTAACTGGGGAAAGATAATGAAACTAGATTTAGCAATGGTTCCAAAGGATTGGAAGATTGATAAATGAATGTATTATGCTAAAGCAAATCATATTGCTGTAGTAGATAGTTTTAAGGAAGGTAATAAAGGAGCATCTACAGGAAAGCTCTCAGGTATGATGAATAATCAATCCTCTGGAGTTATTGATGCTGACCAAGGCAATGCCATACAAAATGATATCGACCTCTTACAGTTCATTAAAATGGAGATGAAAGAGGCTATGGGTATTACTGACCAGAGAGAAGGCCAAATTTCCAGTAGAGAGACTGTAGGAGGAGTAGAACGCTCCGTATTGCAATCCTCACATATTACAGAGTGGTTATTTACTATCCATGATGATGTTAGAAAAAGAGCTTTAGAAGCATTCTTAGAGACTGCTAAAATAGCTATAAAGGGGAAGTCACTGAAATTTCCTTATATCTTAGGAGATGGGGCTATGAAAATCATGGAGATAGACGGAGATGAAATCGCTGAATGTGATTATGGACTGATTGTAGATAATTCTAATGATATAGAGACCTTCTTACAGAAGCTAGAGGGTCATGCACAAGCTCTTATTCAGAATCAAATGATTAATACATCTACCCTTATTAAATTATGGAATGGTTCTTCTATTGCAGACATAACTAGAAG